GTACTTGAATTCTCGAACAAGTCTTTTTTATAATATAGAAGATGAGAACTATATCACCTTTAATAGGTTAACGGGAGAGCTAAAGAAGTATAATAATAAAACAAGTTTGATGAGCTTATTAAATGCGAACTACAAGAATATAACCTCCTATAAGAAGATAATATCAAACATTCAAAGCGTGTGTGTAACTTTCAATCCTCATCAAAAAAATGTCTTTGTGAATGATGAGAATATCAAATACCTAAACACCTACATTCCCCCTCATTTCTTATCTACATGCAAAAAAGAGAAGCAAATAGAAAGTATTGATTACAATAAATATAAAAACATAAACACAATCTTAATGAATCTATTTGTAAAAGAAGAATATAGAGATTATTTTGTTAATTGGTTGGGGTATGGATTGCAATATAGAGACAAATCTGGAGTAGCGATAATTAGTAAAGGGGTCGAAGGTGCTGGGAAAGGACTATTCTATGAGACAATTATAGAGAAAGCTTACGGCTCGGAGTATTGTACTATCCTTGATAATGAATCCATGAAGTCCAATTTCAACAACATTTTAGTTAAAAAACTATTCGTGTTGATGAACGAAGTTAAGCCCGATTTTAGAGATTTCAGCACCATTCACGAACGCTTAAAGATGTATGTTACAGATAAGTATATACCGATAGAGGGAAAACACAAAGATACAAGGTTAGAAAGAACTTATTTTAACGCTTGGTTACATACTAATCATGCTATCCCCCTGCAAATAACCCCAACCGATAGACGATACACTGTATTCAACACGGCAAAAACTCCCCTAAAAAAAGTGATTGATACTGATATATTCTCCTTTATAGGCTCTCTTAAAGAAGAATCCGAAGAGTTTATTAGAGACTTGTATCGCTTAAAAGTTGATAAAGTAAGTGCTACAAATCCTTTAATGACCGAAGCTAAACAACATATAATATCCTCAACTCAAAACAGACTCCAGCACTTAGCCAACACGATAAAAGCTAAAGAACACAATACTCTATGTAACTTTATCAGCGAATATATAGATAGTAGTGAGAGTGCATATAGAGAGATATGTAGTGAATTACATGAGCAACTAAAAGAAGACTTTATATCTAATAAAATATTGAGGATATTATATAAAGCATACATTGATACAATGGAGAAGAATAACGCTAAGATAAGTAAGTATTTTTCTTATTACTTGCCAAGAAATATGAATAGTGGGAGACGGTGGGGGAGAGGGAGAAGTATCTTATAGAGTATATAAGAACTTAAGTATTTCTTCCTCTTTTTCAGTAAGTTCTCTTTTATTATTGAAGTATAGCTCCCCTTTCACCTCATCTATAACTACAAAATCAAGTTCATTAAGAATGTAATTAAAAAAAGAGTTTTCTTTCTCTAGCATCTTTTTCTCTCCTAGAGAGAGAAGTTTGTAAGGGATTGAGAGGGCTATATTAGCTAAAGTTTTGTATTTGAGGATAATGATATGCTTTTGCATATTATCCTGATAAGTTATCTCTTTTAATGACATTTGAGAAAGATTTAATCCTTCAAACAACTCTTTAAAAGTTTTAGCTTTTTTAAAAGGCTCTTTAATAGCTTGAAATATCTTATTTCTGTATGCAAAAGGTGAGATAAGAGAGATAGTATTTTTGTCTATATGCTTAAGCTCTCCTAAGTCTTTACCTCCTTTAAAAGTGCCTATCTTGCAATATAAATCTAAAGAGAGAATAAGCTTAGAAGCTTGTAGATTAAATTTAGTACCTGCTTTGTCTCTATCTCCAACTATAATAAATTCATCTATCCCCATTAAGACTAGGTTCTCAATAACCTCTTTAGAGATGTATGAGCCTAATGGTGCAATAGATGCATAACCTGTGTTTTGATAGTGTAAGATAGCATCTATTTGCCCCTCGAAAATATAAACTCTCTTAGTGTCTTCTTTGATGGTCTGAATACCGAAGAAGTCTCTTTTGGTAAGGTGTCTCGATTTGAGGTATTTTACGCTATTATTATCATCTAAGGCACGGCAACTATATCCTACCACCTTAAGATTTTGATTAAGGACTGGAATTGTAAGGCGATTAAAGAAAAAAGGGATAGTTTTGTTATCTTTTTTGTTTTTATCAAAAACTCTTTTGCTTTTTACATTGTTTAATTCTGTGTAAAAGTCTAGAGCTTCACCTAATTTAAAAAAATCGATAGATTCATCATTAATACCCCTAGAATAGAGGTATTGTTTTGTTTTAGGGGTTAATTGTGTTTGGTAGATGTGTTTCATAATTGATATTCCCTATCTATCTCTAAAAGCTCTTTAAAATAAGATTCTAAAATCTTTAGAGACTCAAACATATTTACAATGAAGTTATCATCTCTCTTTACCCTCCTAATGTGCAACTTTCTGTTAGGGAAATAAGTTATAAGTTTGGCTTCCTTAGCACCTAACACATACATTTGTGTTTGCGTTTGGGTATAATATCTCTTTGTTAATATGTCCTCTTTAATTTGCAAAATAAAGTTTCTATGTGATGGACACTTAACCTCTAAAACTATATCATCTGTATCATGCTCGATAGCATCTAAGGAAACTAATATGTCCCCTTTCTTCATTACAAGCCCTCGACTGATAAAATTGTCTGTTAAACTTTCATACTCATCTAGAGCCTGTGATTCAAGCTCATTACCTCTAGTCATCATATCTGTTTGATATATTCTTTTAGAAGTCCTATCTAATTCAGCTTTAAACATGACATCTTCTGAAATAGAGAGCAAATGTCTCTCTAATCTTTCAGCTAGAAATTCCCTCCATGTCGTAATAAGTGTTCCTTTGGTTGTGAACGGAGTGTTAGAACCTGTTAACAAAAAAGAGTCTCTAACCCTTAACCATTCTTCACTTCCTTGCTTTACATCCACTACCGAAGTAGGGATATTTTTAATTTCTTTTTCGATATTATCTTTTTTGTATTCTAAGATAGTAGCATCTAAAAGAGAGATAATCTCTTTTTCTTTAGAAGAACTTATTTCTAAGTCCTCACTCAATTTTACAGCTTTTGCTAATAAAGGCGATAGCTTATAGAATCTCTTACCTCTCTCTTTTTTATCAAGTTTTGTGTATTTCATTTTATGCCTCCTGTAACATATCTATCATTTCGATTTGAAATCGAATAGAATCTATTGTGTCATCAGCACTAAGCGTAAAATTATAGTCATAGTTATTGTAAAAACTTCTATAATCACATTGTGCTACTCTAACATCATCAACAGATGTAGCATCTTTATCAAATGCTACTGTTATAAGGTCATTCACAAACCCATATTCATCTATATATCCTGCATTTTCGATAGCTTCAAATGCTATCTCTGATAGTTCTTGCTTGTTCATTACTTTGCTCCTTTTGCTCTCATTTTGTTATAAACTGCGTTGATAGCAGTTCTAATCTTAGGTAAATCTGCAATATTTATATCATCCTTGTTAATTTTATTATCTCTAAAGATATAATTTTCTACTCTCTCTTTATCTTTTACTTTGCTAAGTAGTATCTCAATATCTTTCTTAATGTCCTCTATTTTTTCCTCATCACTTTTACCCAACTCTTCAACCTTAGCAGTCATAGAGCCATCTAAATCAGGCTCTGTGTTTAGGTTAAAAAGAGCAACAAGCATATATCTTTTAAGATATGTTATCTGTGAGCCTCTATCTTGCAAAGTTGCGTAAGGCTTTAATACTTGTTTAGAGGTCACAACTTCTTCTCCATGAACAACCGTAAGAACCAAGTATTCTATTGGCTCACCTGTCACTAAATTCGGCTCATAGCTTGTTGTAAATGAGAAATAAATCTCATTTCTGTTACAAATTGGCAACAAAATCGGTAAAATATCTTTATTTAAATCAGCATAAGAAATAGTTGCTTTCTTGTACTGAATAGCCCCACTTTTGTTGATTTTTCCTAAAGTCTCTAATGAGACCTTTGCTATTTTTTGATATATTTTCATTTTTCACTCTCCTTTACAAATATCATATTTGGGCGTTCACTGTCGCCATCAATTACCTCTAACTTACCAATGAGATGTCTAGGTATCTCTATAAAATCATAATACCCAAAATAATGTTTATCCTCTCTCGGATAATTGCCGATAGACTCATTGTACCTTACCAGCTCCTCGATACATTTACTTTCAAATCTGCTTGTGCAAATCTCAACAAAACCTCTAATTTTCACTGTATTCCTTTCATGTTTTATAAGTGTATCATATCATACTTCTTAAAGTTTGTCAAGAAAAGGTGTTACTTTTTTCCCTTTTTTAAATAATTAGCGTAACTTTTTGCAAACTTGAGTGGATTGGACTTAAGGTTTCTTGTTTTTCTTTGAGATGCACGGGCTATAAGTCGGTGGATTGGTTGAGCTGTTTCTAGCATGATATTAAATGCTTCAATATCAAAGTCTAGTAATTCTATCAGTTTTTCGTGAGCTTCATTGAATCTACTATTAAACTCCTTGATTCTTTTTTCTATTTTGCTTATAGAAGATTGAGAATAGTTATGACCTAAATATCCGAACGCCTCTAAAAGAAAAGCTAACTTCTCCTTATCTGCAAATTTAAGGAATTTTATAAGCTCCAAAGTATTGACTCTATCATTATTTAGTGCTACAATTTCCTGTTTCGTGTGTGCTATATTTCCCAGCATAAGCACAAGTTCGCGTGGTGCAACCTTCCCCATTTCCCCAGCCTTTGCACCACACATAGGGCAAAGCTTATAGATGATATGCTTATCCTTTTTAGTGATGTACTCAGTCCCTTTATAGCCACACGGACATTCTATTATGTCCTTAGCTGTTATATCCACATCCTCAAAACCACACTCATTGCAGACTTTTATTTTAGCCACCTCATCATCACTCTCTTTAATCTCAACTGTTACCATTCTACCCTTACTGCATTCTGGGCAGTTTAATAACTTCTTTCTCTTTTTTGTTTCTTTTGGTGGCATAGGTTTGAAGTCGAAAGGGTGTCCCCATAGTTCAACAGTTCCAAATAAATCGATGAGATTACAATGAGTTTTACCCTCAAAAGCTCTTAATCCTCTCCCTACAAACTGCATAAACTCCACAATAGAGCCAAACTTGGTGGCAAGAACTAAGTTTCCTATCTTTGGAATGTCTATACCAGTAGTTAGCATCTTTACACTAACTAACATGTCCAAAACGCCTCTATCTAAGCCCTTTAAAAGGGTATCTGGATTCACATCTTTCATCTGTGAATGTATGACCTTTGCCCTAAAACCTGCTTGGATATATTCTTCTGTGAGTTCTTCAGCATGTTTGATATTTTGAGCTACTACAAGGGTTGGAAAGCGTCTATCTATCTTTTTTATAGAGGTTTGGACTATATCTATATTTGAGTCTTTAATTGCCTGATAAAGCTCTTTATCGTTAAACTCGTTATCTTTATTGAGCTTTATCCCTGAAGTATCTAAGTTTCCTACCTGATAGATTCTTAGAGGGACTAAGTAGCCTTTTTCTATCATATAGTAATAATCAAATTCGCTACCTATGATATTTTTAGATAGGTAATTTTTGTATTCCCCTTTGCCGTTAAAAGGGGTTGCAGTTAAGAATACTACCTTTTGATAAGGTTTGAGCTTTGAGAGAAGTTTTTTAATCTTCTTTTCCTCTTTATGTGCTTCATCAATAAAAATATAATCAAAGCGATTTATTTTAAATCTATCTTTCATAACTCCTTGATTATGTACGGTCTGAATAGTGCCTATTACTACCCTCTTAGCAAGTCCTCTCTTACTTGAACCTTGAATGTATCCTACCTCTAAATGTCTTTGCTTGGCTGTTTGCTTAGCAAGATTTATTTGAGGTGCTAAAAATAGAAAGCTTTTAGAAGGTAGAAAGTCGAAAGCAAAACTAAAAAATGTGATTGTCTTTCCACCACCCGTAACGAATTGAATAGTTGTGCTAGTGGTGTTTAAATGCATCATTAAGGACTTAATCACACTTGTTTGATTGGGTCTAAGGGTGTATAACATGATAATACCTTTTTCCAGCTCTAATATATTTGAGGTGTCTAAAAGCTGATATTATATCCATTGTCTGTCCGAAGCTGATAGTTTTATCAACTCCTATTACTTGATAACCTCTTATTCTTGCATCTAAAGAGAGAATAGTTACTATATCTCTCCTATTTGCTTTTAATTTAACTTCTGTATCTCTATCAAAATTTGTTGAGATAATATAATAGTCATCTCTTTTCCTTATAAAGAGAATATTCTTAATGCTTGGAACATTTGTTAATTCTATCTTCATTTGTATCCTTTTTCATATTTTACAACCTTATGATACATAAACTTTTCTTGCCCCCTGCTTAAAACATCACCACCAGCACCAGCAACCATTAAAAAGGGTAACATAGAGAAATAAGGCAAAATAAGCCGTTTTTGCCCTCAACTAAGCTCATACTACTCTTAACTAAATTTAAGCCTCCTATGAGCATTTAAAATAGAAAAGTGAGCTTGTTAGCAATATCTTCTTTATATGCTACCTAACAAGCTTTTATTTCATAATAGACTTCATTAGGAAAGCAAGTAAAAGATGAAGTCTATTATTATATATTTAGTAACCTAAATATGTTTGAGCTTTTGTAAGTTACCGTGTAACCTAAAAAAGTCAAATCTTTTTATATATATATATTATATTATTTATATTTTTTTTTAGAGAAATATAGGTAATATAGTAACTTATATAAAAAAGGAGAGAGAGAAGCCCGTGGTGATGGGATTTGGGGGGAGTCGGGGGGAGTTTCAATATGGTTTCTTTTTGGACACCTTGTTACCAAAAAAAGCGATAGTTACTACTTTTGTAAACTATTTTTTGACAACATGTTAATATATATAATTAAAAATAAACATATTTAGTTAAAATAGTCAAAGGTTACTAAAAATAATGAGTAACTCTACCGAATGGTTTTATTGTAGTTGATTTCATGGTAACTCAAAAAGGTTACCAAGTTACCAAAGGTTAATTGTAGTTTAAGTATAAAATAGGTATAATATTGTTATAAAAAAAACATGAAAGGATATATCGTGAACGAGATAATAAAATTAGCAATCAGACAAATGTTGTCAAAAAATAGTTTGTTAGAAATAGATGAACAAAAAAAAATATATGAGGAATCTTTTAACACTTTCTTTTTTATAAGAGAAAAGATGTATTTCTTAAAAGAGGGTAATTTATTGCAAATTCAAACTCAAAAAGCTTTCAAGGATATGCTACTGTTAGTGTTCCCAGAGGTAGAACTTGTAACAAGTGGTGACTGGAATATTAATACTAATGCTCTTTGGCATAGACTATCAACCCTGAATAAAATGGATAATATTGCTTATAGGGATGACATTTTTGGGAGTGGAAAAATTAAAGTAGATAGAGATACTCTAACTATATATATATATAAAAACAAATTGATACTTGGAGACACTTCTAATATTGATATGACAGACAAACAAGTTGATATGGTTGCCAATGATTTCAAGGAGCATTTTCCACAATTTGATGAGGTAATAGATTTTATTGCCAATACAAGGATAGCTAGTGACAGAAAGGCATCGTGGCTACATATATTAGCACCAAGCAGTTTTGGTAAATCTTTTCTTAGTAGCCTTTTTGAGGAGTTAAACATAGGGTTAGAGGTGGACTACAAGGATATAAGTAAGACAGAGGCAAGTGCATTAAATCCAAACATATTGAGAAATTCGCTTGTTATGTTTATAGATGAGTTCAAAAGCTTTACTCACGATATGAAAAAAATGAGTTTTAAGATAGACATTGCCCCAAAATACGGCATGAAAGAGACAGTTCCACTATTTGCTAAAATAACATTTTCGGCAGAAATGCCAACCTCTTTTAGTGGTGCAGTAGATGACCAAATAAAAGAGAGAGTTAGTATTATAAAAGCAGAATCCAAAACCCCTATATATGAAAGAAGCCTCTATAAGAAAGTAGGAAACCTTTTTTATAGAGATGCCTTGAAAGTGTATATAGATAAAAAAATAAGAAGTAGAATTAATGACTTTTTAGCTAAAGGGAAATATCAAGCGACAGAAGAAGCAAATAAATTTCTAAAAGATTTTAATCTTAAATATAGAATAAAGGCTCAAAAGATAGATACAGAAATTCATTCTATTGTTCTTGATAAAATAGATAATAGAGATGAAAATATCGAGTATATTGATTCTGGAAAAAATAAAGGGAAATATGTAATCAGGAAGTTCAAAAAAACCATAGATGAATGGTTGAAAAATGAGCTTGATGATAATGAGTATAAGAAATTTAAATATAAAATTACAGATTTAGAGGCTATCCTAGATGGAGAATATAAGGTTATAAAAAATAACGGTAGAACCGTAAAAGGGTTAATCGTTGACAAAAATAAACTGAATACTGGATTAATCGAAATTAGTTATGAAGATAAGAACGGGAAAGTTATTGATACAGAATATATAAATAAAGGGTAGCTATTTAAAGCTACCACAAAAGGAATAATAAGAGACATATAAGCCTCTTATTATCCTACCCCTTTAAGGTATGTTTCTCATGCAGTTAGTATTATACAGAAATGTATCTTAGTTGTTTCTGTATATACATAGCAATCAAGATAGCATCTGCTATTCCATCTTCTTTTTTAGTAAGGTTTAATCCCCAGTAATCATTAACATAGTCTATGTGGTGCTTTTTGGTTCTTCTTTGCCCTACTGGAACTAATGGAAAAGCGTTCATCCACTTTTGAGGAAGTATCTCTTTAAAATTACTATTTCTACATGCCCATAAAAGCATATAATAATTCCCACCAATAGCCATAGCACCACCTTGATTACCCCTTATGTGTTGCTTTTCTATACCGACTATATCACAATCCCTTATTGCATATTCCAGACTGCTACTATCTACTACATTATACTTTCCTATCTTTTGAATAGGCATCTTATAATATTCGATACTATTTGTAACAGTATCGATAATAGCTATCCCACCTTTTAATCCAGCATCTATGCCAACTATTTTCATTTATTATCCTTTATATATTGATTTAAAGTTTATTGTACTTTAATATTTCTTTAAGATGACTTACTGTATAATAAACTTACAAAACTATAAAAGGATACAACAATGAAAAGAAGAATGTTTTTAGTGTTTTCACATACGCTTACAAAAGCCCAAGAGAGAGATGCAAAAGAGAGATTTGGTATTGAAGATTTTATAAATATGCCAGATAAGTTAAAGTATCTTTGGAGTAATGTGAATCCAAACAGTCAGTTAGCACCACTTAGACTTGCGAATGAGGTGTCAAACTGGCTAATTAGTCAACAATTAGACAAAAATGATGTTTGTCTAGTTCAGGGAGACTTTGTTGCGACTTATATTCTGGTTGATTGGCTAAAAAGAAGCGGCGTAAAAGCCGTTTATGCCACAACAAAAAGAAATGTAGTAGAAAAGAAAGTTCACGGCAAAATAGTTAAAACTTCAGTTTTTGAACATATAATGTTTAGAGAATATAGAGGTGCTAATGAGTAACTTCACACCTATTTATACAGGGGTATTTTTACCCCAAGCTAACTATCATATAACTTACCACTTCAACCCAACAAGTCCAACCTTTCCAAACAATTCAATCATAGAGGCAACTAAGGCTAAAATAGCCATCGTAGGTGAATACGAAGATTCACAGGTGAGGTGCTACATATGCGAAATTCACCTTAAATCTGGAATAGTGTTGAAGACTCAAAAGGATAGTGATAGGTTGCTGCATATCACTGTATGGACTGCTAAAGGAGTCAAGCCAGTCCAATCAGGAATAAATGCCACTAATCATCAAGATAAAATAAAAAAAATACCAACTATCTACTTAATTGGATATTGGAGAACTTTCTACAACTAGCTAATCTTACATTAAGTTACTGTATGCTAATGTTATAAAAACATAAAAGGATACAGTAATGAGTTTCACAGAAAAAATAATCAATTCAATCCACAATATACTATTTGAGACAAAACATGAGCAAATAGAAAAGCCACAGTTACCACAGTTAAGTTTAGAAGAACCAAAAGAGGGAGAAACAGTTTTAAAGATTCCTCTAAATGATGAATTAACATTAGATATGTTTTCGTTCTACCATGCTCTAATTTCTGGTAGAACTGGGAGTGGTAAAGGTGTATTTATTCAATACTGTTTAGCTAAAGCAGTAGCAAATAAGGAGAATAGTCCATTCGACATTATCATAATTGATAAAAAAGGAGTTGATTTTAAATTTCTAAAGACGGCAGGTAAGGCTGAAATTATCCCAAACATAAAAGTTAAAGATATAAGCAAGAAAGACCAAGTTCTCATTAAATTGAGGGAACTATGGGAAGAAAAAGAGCGTAGAGCTGAAATAATATGGGATGAAGATTGTCTTAATATTCAGCATTATAATAGCGAAAATAAAGATAAATACATGAAACCTATATGGGTTATTATAGATGAATATGCAGGTTTTAAAAGCGAATATGGAGATGAAGCAGATGATATAGTATCAAGACTTCTTGCTGAAGCTAGAAGTTATGGTATCTTTGTGTGGATAGCTACACAGTACGCATTAGCTAGTATAGTTTCATCAGACAAAAGAATAAATTGTGGAATGTTTGCATCTGGCAAGTTGGAGACAGAGCAAGAATCAAGTGTTGTTCGTATTCCAACAGCACATACGATAGATGTTGATGGAATGCTACATATAAAACTACCAAAGACAGATAGAAAGAAGCCTATAAAATTTGTGACTCCATATATGGGAAGCAATACAGGACAAATTGAATTTTTAAAAAAAATAATAGGCTTATGATATAATTCTCCTATATACTTTATAGGAGAAACAAATGATACTAAACACACTAATCAGGCTTAAAGAAAAAATACTTTTAACTTACCCCCACTTAAATACTCACCCAACTAAAACAATTTCAACACAAGAAGATTTAGCACTGTATAATAAAGATGTTGGAAGATGTGATATAATTGCACTAATAGATAAAGAGATAGCCAAAATAAAAGCAGAACACAAACACAAGGAGCAATAAATGGGTGGATTATTCTCAACTCCAAAGATGAACACAGGGCAGGTAGTAGATACAGATAAGAAGCTTAAAAATATCTCTCTATATGCCCCAAAAAACAAGAAGAAGCCGACATATTCGGATAAAATTTTTACGATAGATTTAAGTAGTATGAAATGATTTATTCAAACTATACACAGCTTGTGTCAGATAGGGATGTATATGAGAATATAGCAGAGGAACTAGAACATTACATATTTCCTACTTTAAAGGAGTCCTTATCTAGTGATGAAACGATAGTTAGAAATCAGTCCTTAGGTGCAGACCTAATAAGCTCACTCTCATCAAAGTTAATAAAATCTATCTTTCCATTTGGTCAAAAGTTTTTTAGGTTATATATGGATGAAAGCAATGAAAAAATTGAAAACATGCTGATAATCCTTGAAGATACACTTCTTAAGCAGTCAAACGCCTTAAATATAAGGGGAGTAGTTACGCAAGTAATAGAGCATCTCCTTATTACTGGGAATGTTCTATTAGACTTAACATCTGATTTTGTTAATTTTTATCGCTTAGATGAGTATGTAGTGGCAAGAAGAGAAGATGGAGAGTGGTATCAAATCATAATAAATAAAAAAATGGTAATTCTACCAGATGATGATTCAATTTATAGTAAGTATGCATCTAGTCAGGGCGACACGGACTACTATTCTACTAATCCATTTGAGTATGACTTCTATATAGATATAAGAAAGCCTCTAAAAGGTAATATAGTCATAAGGGAGTTTATAAATGATATAGAAGTTGTTGAAAAGAAAAGAGAGGTATCGCGAGACTATCCTATTTATCCTATACGCTTATATGAAGAGGCTGGGGATAATTATTCTCACTCTTACGCATTTAGGCACATTGGAGACTTAAGGTTTTATGATGACTTATCAAAAGTTGTTAGGCAGTCGGCACTGATAGACTCAAAAGTTATACATCTTGTAAATCCTGCTTCAGTTCTTGCTGATAATTTAAAAGAGTTAGCAAGTGCAAGGAATGGGGATTTTGTTGTAGGTAATGATGGTGATGTAGTACCATATTCTCCGAACCATAAGTATTCTATTCAGTTTCTTATAGGGGTTATGGAGCAAGTAGAAAGAAGGCTATCAATCGCTTATCTTAGAGGCTTAGGCGTAATTAGGGAACGCCAAACCACAGCATATGAAGTCCAAACTCTTATAAATGAGATGAGTGAGAAATTTGGTGGGTTCTATATTACTATCTCTCACTCACTCCAGCAACCAATATTTGATTTTATGCTAAAGACATTAAAACTTGATAAGAAGCTAAAAGATGTAAAAGTGGAATTTCTAAATGGTATAGACACCCTAAGAGATGCTGATAAGTTCCAAAAGCTCACTCAACTTGTTCCTTTAGAGGCTATTTACTCATCTGGGCAAGTAGGATACATATCTTTTGAAAAAGTATTCAAATTATATGCACAAGCTTTAGGATTAAATACAGAGGAGCTTATAAAAGATGAGCAAGAAATTCAAGCAGAAGAGCAATATCAAGCTACACAAGCAGTATTTGCACAAAAATTACAACAAGGACAGCAACAATGACAAAGAAAGATTTAGAGAAGAAAACTAAAGCAGAGTTAATAGATATGATTTTACTCTTAAATGAGAAAAAGAAAGGTACTAATATAGCAGTTGCACATTCTGCTAAAGTAGTAGATGCTAAAGAAATATATAAAGATAGAATAGTTATCCCATCTTCTAAGGATAAGAGAATGCAAGTTAAGCTAAATAAGGAGAGTAAGACATGGTAGGGTCAATAATTGATGATAGTTGTAAATTAGTATATACTACTAATAGGATAGGAAGACCAAATGAGCAGTGTCTAGGAGATAGTAAATATGACACTGGAATATACAATAATAGAAAATTTGAGATAAATGGTTGTTCTAAAGTAGATAGACCTAATACATGTAATCAGACACTTTTTAGGGGTTAATATGATTTTAAAAGCAGAAGAAATTTATCAACAAAGAGGAAAAGTACACAGAAGTACTCATAAATTTATGGATGATAGAACACTCACAATAGAAGTTAAAAGAATGAAAAAAAGAGGTAAAGAGGTTGAGGAGATAGCTATTGAACTTGGTATCTCCAACGATGAAGTGAATAAAATTTTAAAGAGAGGATAGTAAAAAAAATGTCAGAAAATGAAGTAAAAAATGTTCAATCAACCGAACAAAATGAGGCTCAAAATGTTCACTATGAAAAACAAACTCAACCTGAAAATGAGCTAATATTAGGCAGATTTAAGAGCTATGATGACCTTGCAAAAAGCTATCAGGAGCTAGAAAAAACTCATTATCAGAAGTTAAACGAGTTTCAGAACATCAAAAAAGAATATGAAGCATTAAAGAATCCAAAAATCCCATTAACAGAATTAGTCCAACAAAAATTAGAGGAAAATAATGGAATTTTAGATTATGATGAGTTCAAAAAGGCAGGATATGACCCTGAGGTTGTTGATATTGTAAAGGGTAATATAGAGGCTCAAAAGGCTTTAGAGGAAACAAGAAAGGCTCAAAAACTCCTTGAAGCAGAGAAAATATTAGGCGAAAACAAGAATGAAATAGTGCAATTTTCAAACGATTTGTTCAATTCTGATACATTTGCAGATGAAGAAAAGGCACTTATAGCTCAACTAAATGAAGAAAATCCTACTTTACTTGCTAAGATTTCTACCTTTTTATATGAGGGATACAAGGCAAATTCTGACAAAGGACTATTTAATCCTTATACAAGTAGGTTACAAAACAGCACAGATTTATATAAATCAGAAAAAGAATTTCAAGCAGATATGAGACGCCCAGAGTTCAAAAACGACAAAGCATTTAGAGAAAGAATACTAGCAAAAGCCTCACGCTCTTTTAATAATTAACACAAAATGTTTTAGATTGTATGTATAAAAAATATACAATCTAATCTTACTTATATTAAAAATTGTATAAAATATACATGTTGATTTGTTGTGATTATTCTTTTAACATTTTTTGTATATCAAAAGCTAGTATCAGCATTAACTTTGTGTCCTCCTTTGATGTTTTTTGAGATGATACATTTTGGCAAATCAACGCAAAATTTTATTCATGAGACTCCTATTTAAATTCAAAGAACTCACAAAAGGAGATGTTCGGAGATTAAGGATAAATTCTCCGTACTCTCTTTTTGAGTCTCCATGGCATCTCCGTAGCATCTCCGTAAAAAAAATAATTGTGTAGTGTTCCAAAAAGTAGCACCTTTACTAATCTAAATAAACATAAATAAACATAAATGTTGTACTGTTTATTTATATCTAAATAGTGCCAAAAAAATATCAAATTTCGATTAAGAAAACTATATATTTTTGCCAAAAAATGGATGATTATACTCTATATTATATGCTAAAAATACCAACATTTGCTCTAAACCTTAAACGCGAGTTCAAGCTGGAACTTCCAGCACCAGCATCGATTCTAACTATGCTAAAACAACTACTTTTCTTAAACAAATAAACTAACTTAAATATTAATATATCAACATGGTAAAAATGATAAAAATAACCATTAATAATCATCTGCGAAAAAATTAAAACCTTAAAGTGGTGCGAGTCCTGAAAGTTCCAGCTTTTAGAGGCATCTAGAAAGGTATAAAATGCTATAATTTCTTAAGGTGAAGAACTAACTTGTTTTAAAAGTATCAATATGAGTCCATAGCACCACCACAAATCGATTTAAAAATAAAAATCGTGAAATATATCAAAAGTGGTGTTTTTGGCGAAAAAAACTCTCCGTGAGTGATTTCTCCTATTGACTTTTATATTAAAATATGGTAGCACTTTTCACCTAACAAATAAATACAATTTTTGTTTATTTTATATTTAAACACTAATTGTTAAAATTAATGGAGGACAAAATGAAAATGTGGATTTGGGTTATAGCTTTGTTTGGAGTCAGCTTTATTATGTATCTTTTAGATGGACTTTGGAAGTGTTCAAAAAATAGGCAACTTTCTATTCGAATGTTAGTATTTGTTAATAATGTAGTTAACGCTATGCTATATATTTTTGTAGTTATTGGAGTTCCTTACTCAATAATAGTGTGGGCAGGTAGGATACTATTTTCTCCAATCTATTTGATAATAATAATTTTTAATAGGTTAGAGTATCACTATTTAAGTAAACAGTAAGTTTATGTTTTCTATAATACGCGTAACAGTAACTTTAAATAAAAATAAAATATGGTATATAAAAAAGGAATAAAATGAGAATATTAAAATTTCAGGAACTTATATCTTTACTTGCTACTGCTTACGCTACTTATCTAATAGGGGAGAAGAGCATACACGCTAATCCTCTAATCTATTCTTTAGTAGGAGTTGTGTTTTCACTTTTTATGTATCGTGTTGTATTTGATAGAGTTAAAGCATCAAGAAATTCTTTTCTACTTGTTTTATTTTCATTGTTCTTTGTAGGTAGTTGGTATTTTACAGCACCTACTGCTTATGAGTGGTACTTGGGTTTATCAATGGGAGTTGATACAAAAAAAGTCCAACATGAAATAAATAATCTTAAAGTTAAGATTTCAAAAATGAAAAAAGAGATAGATGAAGCAGAGGATAAATATCTTTCTTTTAAGGCAAGTAAGGAAGATTTTATAAATGCTCAAAAAATGAAGATTCTACCTTTAAGAGAAGAATATTTCAAGCTAAAAAAATATAAAGATAAAATAAACCACCCTTATTATTCCTATATAAAGAGGTGGAGTGATTTGGGTAGTGGTATTATTGCCGTAGATAGAATTGCAGAGCATTTATATAGAGAGAAATTAGATAATATAAATCCTTATGAGCTAAAAAAGAATCTAAGCAGTAGAATATCTTCTCTAGAGGCAAAAATAAGAGCATTAAGCAGTCAAGTTAAGGTTGATATACCTCTAAGTACTTTTTATGCAGTTATGTTGATTGTAGGGGTGCTTATAGAGGTATTGATTACACATATAGATTACTGGGTTAGACCTAATATACAAAAGAAAGATTTTCAGCATATAAAAGTTGAAGACACTGTTGTTGATTTAGAGCTACTAGATAGTCCTAGAGAATTTCTAAATGCTTTAGGAGTAGAAAAACCTAATCAGGCTATCGCTTTTCTATACGCTTCTTTTAGGGCGTATGCTAAATTTGGAGAGGTGAACAAGAAAACAGTTGAGAGAGCTATGGTGCTTAGAACTAATAGGGGAAACCTATATAAAGTTTCTAACCACTTTTATTCAATTAAAAAGAAATTTGAACAAGCTGGTGGTACTTTTAACTCAATTTCTGCTAATATAGATATTATCAAACAGTTCATTTAGGATACATAAATAAAGTGATACACTTTTTACTCTATATATATAGGACACTTTTTGTGAATCCTTTATAAATCCCACAGTTAAATCATATACAAGCATTTTGTAGTGTATAATATCATTTCCACTACTGGGTAATTCATTTTCCCATTAACAACAATAAATAAAAGGCAAAAAAGTTGAAGAAACTAATAAAAGAGTCGACAGTCTCTTATACTATCTTAAATGAAGAGACTGGGGAAATAAGTGTTAAAAATTTTAAGGAGTCAAAGTATAGCACAAGGACAATTAAGGGAGGTTTTAGAGTGGAATATAATGAGTACGATTTAGCATTTTTAAATTTTGTAAAAATAGATAAAGTTAGAATTTTTATACATAACAAAGCTGATGGTGTAGAACTTCAAAAAGAGTGGCTTAATTTTGTGAATAAGGAAACATTAAGTTAACTTACTGTATCATACAGTTATAAAATAATATAAAAGGAATACAATGGACACAAGCAAAGAAAAAATATCTTTTAAAGATATTATGGAAGTTGAGCAAGTAAAGAGAGTTGCAAGTGAAACGAAAAGCAGTACAATTAGTACTACAATTGGACTTGGAGTTGGGATTGCTATGGCAATGTCAGGGTATAGTATGTTGGCAATTCCAACATTTGGCATCATAGGATGGTCAATTGATACAGCCGTGAATGCAAAACTTAGAGGGGAGGCTTAAGGATATGTTTGGATTTTTTAAAAAGAAAAAAACTAACAAAAAGGTCAAGAAAGAAGTAAAAAAAGATGAAGAGTTTCAAATGGGTATGATGCCTCAAATGGGTATGATGCCTAAAATTCAAGAGCCAAACCAACAAGCAGTAAAAGAAGATAAAGAAAAAAAGATAGACTATACAAACTGTGTCAGATGTGGCACTGGATATATAGAATTAAGATAAAAGGACAAAATATGAGCAATACACTAATTCTAACACTAGGAGGATTTGCCCTTCTAGTTGTTGCACTTATGCCAACAAAAAAAGATGAGGAGGACATTTACAAATATGATGAAGATGCTTCAACATACGGTAGGTATGAGAAGGTATTTTATGGAGAAAACGGTGAGGTTTATTTTAGAGAAGTGGCAGGAGATACAAGCAGGATTTGCCCACAACCAGCAATTGAGCCAGAAGTTGTTAGTGAAGAGCCACACATGATTTACATGAATAATATAGCAACAAACGAGAATATCATTGATGCTGAAATAGTTAATGATGACGAACTTCAGCAAAGAGTTATAGAAAATATTCTATTTAATAAATAAAATTTAAGGACACATATAATACAATAATATGCGTCCATTAAAAATCTGGAATTTTTTTTATAAATTATTCCTTTTAAAAACCTTACTCCTTAGAATCTCTTTCTAAGGTGTTCCTTCAAAAGAGCCTATTCGGTAATCTTTCCAATTTTTTAAAGTGCAAATGTTAAGTAAAAAAAAATAAAAATAAATTTTTAGAAAGGTTACAAAAAAATGGGAACATTTAACACCCAAAATAATAATAAAACAAATACTTTAGAGGATATTCTATTATATTTTAGGAATAGAACTATTGTAGCATATGAAGATAGATTAAAGCTAGTAAGAACTATAAATAGGAGTCCATCAGTATCAGGACTTGGATACTCTTTCCCTTTAGTAGGTAATCCAGACCTTGCAGATATAGCACAACATACAGCAGGTACACAAGTAGATACAAAGACCATAGAGACAGACCATGTGTTTTTATCATATGATGATAATGTCACATACTACTCAATATTTGCAGATTCAAATCAAGTTGACCTTAACGATTTTGGAATCCTTGATAAATATTCTCAAAAAATAGGATATATACTTGCCCAGAAATACGATATAAGAGTACTTGATACAATACAAACAGCTATGAGTACAAACGGTAAAGTTGGAATGGGGAATGCATCTGTTGTAGTCCGTAACGGCATTGCTACTGCTACAAGCGAAGAGGAGAGAGGGAATGAGATAGTATTGGGTATAATTGAGGCTATGGATGACCGTCATGACCGTTCTATTTGGGACGAAGTTACAATAGTAACAAATGCTACAAATTACTCTCATATTCTTCTTAGTAAGTATTTTGCAAATAGAGATTATAGAGATGTTCTTGCTAGGTTTGGAATTAAAGAGATTATAGTATCAAACACATTTAATCAGCAAAGAGATAGCGAGAATACAGTAGCGTTCATATACGGGGAAGATGTAGCTGGTAGGCTAGACTTATATAATGGGATTAAAACAAGTATAGACTACCTACCAGACTATTTAGGTAATCTACTACTTGGTAAGTTCTTTATTGGATTAGGTGTACTAGTACCTTCTCAACTAACAGAATTAAGAAGTGCAGTATAATATATGATATATAGTGACAGTAGGGAGATAGAGAAAGTTCTATCTCTACTTAGCCTACCAGTGAATTCAACTAACCCCGATTGGATTATAGACAGCAGAGAAGCTCAAATAGTCCTAAAGAAATTAGATGAGGTGAGACTTGAGTTGCTACAAGTAGGGTGGAATTTTAATACAGTTGAGAGAGAATACACACCTACTGTTACAGGCGAAATATACCTACCTGATGTATTTTCTTTTAGATTTAAGCAGGAGCAATATAAGCTTATAGGGGATAAACTATACGATATAATAAATCAAACAGATAAATTTGATGAGCCAGTAACACTTATAGTTATAGAAGATGTGCAGATTCAAAATTGCCCAATATATTTTATAAATTTAGTTACAGCTCAAACAGCTTGGGAATTAAGAAGTACTCTTGGAGGAAATAGAGAGAGTTTACTTTCTTCTTTACAAGATAATTGGATTAGATATAAAGCTATTGCAGTACAAAGAGACATTGATGAACAAGGACTAAACTATGGGAACTACCTCACAAGGGATTATGCATCCAGTCGGTGGGATAAGTACTTTACCACTTTCTAAACATTCATCAAATCAATCTTCTATATCAACAAATTTCTGGATAGATGATGATTTTAATCTATCTAGAAGAAATGCTACAATATTACAAAGTGATTTTGTTTCAGACAAATATGAGCCTTATACATATGCATATGATAGAGGAGATGGCGAATATGCTTATCTAATAGTGATAGATTCTGCCCCAATAGACTTTAATCCTGATATTAGGCAAGGTCAAGTCACAGTTATAGACCAAGATGGCAACACATATAATCCTGCTTTAAGGGCTGATATTTACACTCCGACTGAAATGCTAGACTATCTAAAATTTCCTGCTAATAAGACTCCAAAAGAGGTGTTCAAGGTAGTAACAATCAAAGATACTGCTTTTATTGTGAACACCACTAAAAAAGTGCTACCTTTAGAAACTGATAGATGCTCAATAGAGAGTTATCTATCTAATTGGGCTATATGGGTAAAGCAAGTAAATACGGCTAGTCCTTGGAACTACAAACTGTATTTTAATGGTGACTTTGCAGAAAAAAGAAGTGATAATTCTTGGGAAATTCTAATTGATATAGGCTTATCTATGCCACAAGGAACAATTAGAATGAACCAAGAGGGAAATGTTGGATTCGGTAAGAGTGGAATGGTAAATGAGTTGACATGGACTGATGATGCTGGAGGTGTAGCTACATCACTATTATATAAGTATATAGACAGACTTGAAGACACACCATCACATCTAGACGAAATAGAATATGACTGGTTTTATGAGGAAAGAAATGATGGAGAGCCTTTTTATGTTGTTTGGGAGTGGACTAACGAGAAAGAAGAATGGATAATAACAGAAGTAACAAGAACAGAGCCAGAAGGATTGAAGTTGCCAACTGGAACTACTTTGCCACCTCAATCCGATTATGATACAAATAAGAAATACATTATTCTAAATGTAAAAGAGGGACTTGATGATGGATATTACATTTGTCACGATAGAGGTGAATGGAGAGAATGTCCAGACCCATATGATAAGATAAAAAGAATAGATAAGAGAACCATGCCTTTGATGCTTAAACCTGCTGATGTAAAGAATGCAGATTCTTTTGCATTATATTGGATGGAGTTAGCAGAAAAATATGCTGATGTGGTTAGTCCACCTTTCATAAATGACTATATACATAATATCGTTTATACAGAGGGTAGATTAGGTTTACTTACTTCTAACTATATATCATTATCGCAAGTAATAGATAACCCTCAAATCAATTTCTTTAATAGGACTGCTAGAGATGTACTGCCAGATGACCCACTTTTTTATGGAATAGCAACATCTAAAAATGAAAAAATAATTGAAACAAGAACTTTTCAGTTTGGTCTATACATCTTTACGACAGATGGTATTTATATAAATAGGTTAAACAATAATGAGGGTAATCTATCTAACCAAATAGTAAAAGTTCTAGATTTAAAGATAGAACATGTAGAGGTATATGGTAGTGCAGTAGTATTTGTAAGTAAAAATAGATTATATATTGCAGATGAACAAGGTCAAATAAGAGAAATATCACAACATTTTAGAAAGCTAATATCAGGCGTTAGAGATTTAGTGACTTATAAAGAAAGGGATATGATTTTCATTCTAGTCGGAGATAATAATATCTTACTTGTGCAAAATTTAGAGTCATGCTTTGAGTGGACAATTTACACAGGAAAGATATACTCAATAGAGGTAGCTAATGACTCTCTAGTATTAGTTAATGAAAATGGAATATCATATATACCTTTAGACCAAAAAGACACAACAAATTACAAAGATGACGGGACAGATATATTTGAATCAACAATAGAATTACCTTCTAATTTGCTTGGTGACGGCAAAACATGGGGTAAATTCTGGTGGAAAAGATTAGAAGTTTTTGGAAAAGATTCATCATATAAAGTAGAGATTTCGAGAAAAGATGATACATTTTCAGGTACTGAAGTAGATACAAGCATGAATGAAACTGTATTGAATGGGAATAATTTTGATACTAGCATATTTATAAAAAGTGTTGATGATTCACCATTAGATATAGAGCTAATAAGATTCACAGTAGATATTGAGCCTCAAATAAGGATTTTTAAATGACATATAGTTTTGAATACAAAGAAGTTATACATGTACCAACAAAAGCAAATTTTATTGTGTTTGTTGATTATGAATATGTTGAATATAATATTCTAAATAATAATATTCACTTGCCAAAGATAGATGGTGCTAAAATTGTGCAAATAGTTGAATATTGGACTAATGAAGAAAAGATACAAATTCTAGAAAAGTATAATGCTTTACTTGCAAATAAAAAGATAAGAGTAGAGTTAGAAGAGCTAAGAAACATAAATAAATCTATACTAGATACTAAAGATACAGTATCAAAACTAGATAACATCAAAAAAGATTATATAGACCTCCTAAAAGATATAAAAAAAGAATTTGATGATTTATATCAATTAAAGCATATAGTAGTAGAGCTAACTCATAAGCTAGAGGCTAACAGAAGCAAATATGAGAGAGAGTTGGACTCAATAGGAACTAGTGTAAAAACTGAACTAGATAGTAAAATAGCTCAAATTCAAGTAATACTAAAAGATATTAAAAACGCTACATCAAGTTTTAATACAACACATGTAGAGGCTAAGAAAATACTTGATAATTATACAAGTCTTATAGGAAAAATTAGTAAAGATATAGAAAATAAGAAGAATTCATATATAAAAGAATTAGAGAAAATAGGTGCTGATTATCTGCTAAAATTAAAGAAACAGGCAGATAGTAAAATGATAGATATAGACCTAAAAGCAAAAGAAAAGATAAGCAAGATAGATAATATATCTATAAATCCTAGAAATGTAACATTGATAGGAGACAATAACAAGAAGTACTCTATTGGAATAAAAAACGGCAGATTGCAAGTAAAGGAGATTTAAAATGGCAGAAACACTATATGTAACAGACCAAGAGTTGCAAGATGGATTAGATACAAAAGTAGATAAATCATCAATTGATGCAGAAATTATAACGACTGCTAAAGATAGAATACCTTCTTCTTATATAGTTAACAAAAGGTTAACAGAAGTTGAGATTCCAGCAGATTTAAAAGAGTGTATAGAGCAGTTTGATAATATGTATCTTGGGTACAAGGCTACACACCCAACACAAGATATAAATGGAGCTTCACTATCTACTGGGTTAATGTATTGGAATACAACTGATAAGATTTTATATATATATCAAGAGGGAAGTGGCTGGATTCCAAGTATATCAACAACTCCAACAGTGATGCCGATGCCAGTAACTATAAAAAAATTCGATGTTCTAGTTACAACTACAACAGATAAGGTAGTAGTTGGTACTTATAATCCAGATAATGTTGTGGTATATCTAAATGGCTTTCTTATGGCAAAAGATGACTATGAAGCAACAGATGGTACAAGCATCACATTTGAAGAAGATTTGAAAGATGGAGATGTAGTATCTGGGTTTAGTTCAAATGATGATGTTATAAATAAGTTTGATATATTAGCTACTGATGGTCAAACAGAAGTTTCAGTTCCATCTGGATACGACCCTACATCTTTAAATGTATTTATAAATGGTATATTGATGTCAGTTCAAGATTATACAGCCACAGATGGTTCAATAATAATATTTGAAGAGCCTCTAAGTGATGGAGATGTAGTATCTGGATTCAGTCTAAAAAATATAGATGAATTAGTTCCAATAGTTACTGAATATCCAACAATAGAAGATGCACCAAACCCAGCAAAAAACGGTGCATTAGCGTTCGACCTAAAAAGAGGTGAACTTTATTACTACTCAACCGAATATAATGGGTGGATTGGCTGGAAAGGAAAAGGTGAGATTGGGTTCTATGATAAATATGATGATTTTGAAGACCCGACAGTAGCAAAAGAAGATAAGCTTTACATTGACCGTCAGGAAAAGAATGCTTGGTTATTTGATGGTTCTCAATATATCCCGTTCGGTGTATGGAGTGGAGAATTGCTACCACCTCTCTCTAAAGGCGTTAAAGGTAATCTTTATATTGAGGGTAAATCTGGTATTTTATATAGATTTGATGGAACAGAATACAAAGTAGTATCAGACCCGAATAGAGATGAGGTGCAAGTAGAAGATTCTAAGAGTAATTTTATCTACACAGGTAAACAAGATTTATTCTTGGCGAAAGATGAGAATAGACTTTACAGTTACAATGGTAGAGACTTTATACCAATCTCAAACGCTGGAGTTGGAGAAGTAAAATTTGTAGAATCTGAAGATGATTTTCAAGAAACTGAAGAGCTACTACAAGTTGTAAAAGAGAATGGAAAAGTCTATTACTATGATGATGATAAAAAGAAGAGAGCCAATAAAGAGGTTTATAGAGTTCCAACTAAAACAGATTTACAGAATGCAACTAAAGATGAAGACTTTATATATATAGTTGATGATGATAACACTCTATGGAAGTGGGATAATGGAACAGAAGAGTTTGAGCCTATTGGTACTTCTATTGTATCACACACATTTGCTAAAGAGTCTGATATATCTCATACTAATCCAACTCCAACTAGAGATGAGGTAGAAAAGTATGCAAGTGATAATGGACTAAATAATACTATTATATGGGGTAACCTTACAAACGATTCATCTATATCTGCTACATGGGGGTATAGTGTAGATGTAGATGGTAAGGCAGTTATAGTTTACTCTAAAGAAGAGGTTCATATTGCAGGGTTTGCAGTAATAGATGGGGAACAGGATTTCGATGGAGTTTTAAATGTTAGAGTAGAAAATAACTTAGTAGAAATTACGGACGGTTCAGGAAAAACAATAAATGTTAAAGATGTAACAAGTAATGGTGCATTATCTAATGGTACTGGTTCTCTAATGGCATTCTATAATGGGCAGAAATTCCCTAATGTTGATGTAAATCAAGATGGGAACTATGCAAATATAGATGCTACTAGAGTTACAAATGATAATATTCTATTTGATAATGATTTTATAGAAATAATTAAATAAAAACAAGGAGATTTAGATGTTTAATTCAAACCAAGTAAAAACAAGATTAGGAACAAGAAAATCAGATAGTAAACCAGAGTATGGGAGATTGCAAGATATTATTACTCCAATCACACCAGTTATGGGAGAGAATGTAAGTTTTACTCTAAGTGCAGATTCTAATACTTATGCTATTACAGGATTAAGTGGTGCAGTATATAAGAGTGGAGACTATTATGAAGCTATTAATGGTGGTGTAATTTGCTCAGATGCACCAACTGAAACAAAAGAGGTAGCTGGAAGAGTTGCAAACATCAGTAGAGTTATAGATTCTAATGATGATGAGGTAATAGATATTGTCTTAGATGCGACTGGCAAAGTAGAGAAAAGAAGGTTTGTATATGGATTAGCTTATTCATCTAAAGAGGATGGAGACACTATAAGCGACAATGACATTTCATTTTCATTTGTGGCATGGGATGATGAGAATCAAACTTTTGAACAAGTTGATATTCCTGCTGGAGATTATAAGTGTGCTATTAACCAAGCATACAACAACGGCACATTAGCATTAGCTCAAAAGAATGGAGTTGTACTATCAGCATATGATGTAGGTGGATATGCTCAAGATGAGCTATTGGATTTGCAAGATAATAAACCTATGCTTTATGAGCTAAATGTAGATACAGAAACAGACCTACAAGATGATAAGATTATTATCTTCACTATTGGTGCAGATTCTTCTGCTAGTTCTATTACTGATAGTGCAGGTAACACATTGTCAGGTACTTCAACACAAATAGAGACAGTTGTATTTGATTCAGGAGATGTTGGTAAAACTGTTTATGAATTAAATGGTGGTATAGTAACATATAATGGTGCTATTGTCCAACCTACAATGGTAACAATAGAAGATACAAACAAGATAAAAGCAGACCTTAGCAACACACTAGCTGGGAATACAGTATATGAAGAGGACTTTATCACTCTTTCTTTAGGAGCATAATATGCTAAATATCCATAACCAAACAAGAATCGACAAAAACTATTTAGTTGTTGGATTCGACCCTAAGCTTGGGTCGATATATGGAACAGACGGAGTTAGATTTGCAGTAGATAGCAACACTGGAAACATCTTTAGGGCTTTAAAGTCAAAGGCAGATATGGCATTAGATTTGTCTGATTCTGAATCTTGGGCTAAGACCGACCTTGTAGAGAATCAAGATTTGCTAAACAGTACAATAGGTGCAGTAAGGATTGGAGTAGATATTGTTACTACTGATGACTTAAAGCTAAATATAAGTTCAGGATATTTTATTGCCTATAACTCCGATAGAATGGGTTTTGAAAGATATGATATACCTGAAGTAAACGGAGCCACATTTGACTATATAGATAAATATGGTAATGTTATAGATGCTGGAGTTAGTGAAATTGACCCTATTAATTGGTACGATGGTACTAATAAAATAGAGCTTGGAAGAACATACTATTCTACTTTCCAAAAGGTTTATATAGATATATATGGCAACATAAAAGTAATAAGAGGGGATATAGAATATACTAGCATAGATAAGGCTACATATCGCTCAATAGCAGAGCAAATCCCACAAATAGATGGGTTATATTATATAGGTGGTTATATCCTCTCTAAAAGTTGTGCAACACTAGATTCAAGCAGATGTAGAGTTGTTTATTCATCTAAATTGGGAGAGTCACAAGTTGGAACTCCTGCTGGTACAATCTCAAAACTAAAAGAGCCAGTAACAGACTTGATAGCACTTAAAGAGATAGAGACTCCAGAAACTGGAGAGATGCGTCAAGATTTATCAACACTACCTAGTGTTACTATGTGGGTATTCAATGCAGAAGCTACAAGTGGAGAAGCACCAAATGATGGCACTACTGGATACTGGAACAAGCTAGAAGCATCAGGTAAAAGAGAGATAGTAGATACAAATAGTAACACAGATATAGAGGCAGATAAGGACTATATAGTTGACTCTAGTGCCGATAATGTGTTACTAAATTTACAAGAAATAAATGATGACAATATTGGAAAGATTTTTTCTGTAACAAAAGAGTCGGCAGATGATAACACAGTATCAATAGTATATGACTCAAATACTATCCACACATTAGATACACAATATCAGTCAGCAGAGTACATTATTACAGAAGATAATATTAGAATCCTAAATGAATACTACCCAGAGTCTCAAAAGAATATAGATTATAGTGCAGTAGGTAGGATAGTATTTCAGCTACCTCAACCTAATAAAGGGATTTATCCTTTAGATGGAGGAACATATAAAGATAAACTACTAGCAGAGCATATATCAGCTAATAGTGATAAATTTGTAGGCTTCACAGTTGATGGAGACAATGTTACAACTCCAGATTGGAGAGGTCATATCTTATATGGTGCTGGTGGACTTGGGCTAGATGATACTATTGGTCAATTTGTTGAGCAAGATTTACAAGAACACTCACATACTATACCTACTAATAGTGGTTGGGTATATGAAGATAATAGTGGAAGTGAACATGTATTAAAAAGAGTTGATGGAAATACAGGTACATTTGGTGGAGAATACACAAGAGTAAAAGGTTATACAGCTCAATTATGCATACTTGGTACTACATATATCAGACTAGATGAGAATACTACTCTAGCAACAGCAGTTACAGCAACATTTAATGGTGCAACTGTTAATGGTGGTGATACATCTGTAACTATATATGAAGGCGTATATGCATTTATGGTACATGTTGATTTAGATACAACAGAAAGCATAGACTCGGTAACAAATGCAACTATAATGGATGCAGATAAAGGTATTATCCTTATTCAACAATCTATGGGTGGTGGAGACTTTACAGTAGATATAGTTAAGAAAACTAACTTGGATTTAAGTTTATTCCCTCTATTGGATAATGGCACAGAGAGACACCTATTTTATGGTGAAATGAAGAGTGCTATGGATGAAAACCATTTAACTAAATTTGTTATCCCAAAAGATGGTGCATATCCAACAGCAGTTAGAGTGTTCAATAATAGATGGGGAGTAAATTATGGGTTTGGAAGTAGAGACGATTTAATAGTGGACGGTGGGATAGATTTGAACACTATTAATTTCGAGTTCTCTACATGGTGTAGGGTAGTAGTAGAACAAGATAGTAACTACTATATAGGAAATTCTACTACTGCCACAGCTCAAAAGACACTACATATAGGATTTAGAGATAGCGATACATTCACAGTAGCATTTTGGGCAAGTGATGTCAACTTCGATGGGATTTATCAAACTGATTTTATGGATACGCTACATCATATTTTTGTATCTCACGATGCATCTACAAAGAACACTTCTCTTTTTATAGATAATACATTTATAGGAGAACTAACACACGCCAGTAACTACCTAAGCAATTATGATAGAATTCTATCTGCCAATAATGGAGATAGAAAAGGAAAGGTTGAGGTATGTCTTCTTAGATGCCATACTAACACTGATTATACAAAAGCTAGTGAAAATTGTGATATAATATATAACTATGAAAAAGAATTACTAGGTATCTAAAAATGAAAAATACTATCTTGATTGCAATATTATTTACAGGTTGTACAGTTCAATATCCAAATCAACAACAATATAAACAGCAATACCAAGGAAGCCTTCAGCAACCTCAGCAAGTATCAGGAGTTAATACTTGCTGGGACGGTTCAGATACTGTTAATTGCAGAATAAAATCAATCAAGAAAAATTTAAGAATACTTGATTTTAGAGTCAAGGATTCTTTGAATGGATGGGGTGATTGTTGTGGAGGATGATGTAAGAAAGCTATTTGATAAAATAAGTAGTGATGTTCAAGAGTTAAAGAATATGCAATTAGAAATAGTAAAGGTTTTTTCTAAACAAAATGAGCTTGATAATCTGATAAACTATCAAACAGAAAGGGCAGATGAAGCAAGAAAAGTAATACATAAGCGTATAGACAGATTAGAGGCAGATGTAGAGAGAGTTGAAGGGACTATATATAAAGTGATTTTTGGCGTCATAACTGCTCTAGTAGGTGTTGTTACAACTGTTTTCATGGAGAAACTTTAATGAGAAAGATAACATTCATATCCGTTCACACTTCAGATAGTGTTTATGGTTCAGCAACAGCTATCAGGGCGTGGCACAAACAAAGAGGGTGGAATGATATAGGTTATCATTTTGTTATTTTAAATGGACTAATAAAACATGATTTATACTTTCAAAGTATGAATGGTTCTATTGAGTATGGAAGACCTATCGAATTTATTCCTGCTTCTATAAAAGGACATAATGAGGGGCAAATTGCTATATGCTTGGTTGGGAAAGGTGGAAAATATACAGTTAAGCAAATGGAGTCTTTAACATCTTTACTTGCAGAACTTTTAAAGAAATATAATCTAAGAGTTAAAGATATAAAAGGGCATTATGAACTCAACAAAAACAAAACATGTCCTGATATAGATATGAATAAATTAAGAGCGTATATGGAGGTACTAGTAAATGAAAGTAAGTGATATACTAGGATATGATAATGTAATACAGGCTGGAATTGAAGGTATCTCAAAGTGGGCTAATAAAGACTTAGAAAAGCTTAAAATAGAACAAGAATATTATAATAAGCTTATAGAATCGCAAGATAAGCAATTACAAGGGCAAGTAGAAGTAAATAAGATTGAAGCAAAAAACCCATCCATATTTATAGCAGGGTGGAGACCTTTTATAGGTTGGGTATCAGGATTTGCACTATTTTTCACATTTATTTGTGAACCTTTCTTACATGCTTTACTTGGAATATGGAATATAGATTTTGATGTAGCATTAGATACAGCTACTCTTTATAATTTGGTTATTGCAATGCTAGGAATTGCAGGACTTAGAACATATGAAAAATATAAAAAAATAGATACAAAGGAGATAAAATAATGGCAAATAATGGACTTAGAAATAGAGATTATGAGCAAATGATTGGAAAAGCCGATAGCATAGAAGCAAATGGTAAAGATTTGGAGTTACAAGCAGATTCAGGATATAAAGTAGTCATAAAAGATGGGAATGGAGATAATATTCTTGTAGGTGATGAAAATGGTATTGAATTAAGTAAGGACGCAGTAGCGAAAGAAGATTTTGAAGTTGATGGAGATTTAGTTGTAGGAACAGACAATACAGATACTATGCTTGTAAAAAGTACATCTACATTTAAAGAAAATGTTACATTAGATAAAGATTTATCAGTTAAAGGAAATACATCACTTGGTGACAGTTCAAGTGACACTATAGATATTGCTGGAACTTCTACATTTGCAGAAAACGCAACATTTGAAAAAGATGTAACTATTAAGGGAGATTTAAACCTTGAAGATAATAGTGGAGTAGGTGGAATAATAAAGGTTGATTCAGCTACAAGACCAACTGAAGTTAAAGCAGGTGAGCTTTGGTACGACAATGGAAATTCTAATCTTTGGTACTATGATGGAACTAATGATTTACCTGCTTCTGATTCAAGACCAAGTGGACTTAGTGACGGAGATAGATGGTATAACTATGAAGCAGGGGCAGTTGTTGAAGTATATGCAAGTATATTTGACCTTAACACATCAAATGACGGTTCAGGTGGTTTTTTAGTTACAGATGGAGACAGAAAGACGCTTGGAACAAAATATGGTGTTGCAGTATATGCAGATGAAAGTGATAGTTCAAATTCTAAAAAGAGTGCATTTCACATAGACCCTGATGAAAACACAGCATATATAACTTTATATCAAAAAGGAAATAATGGATACGCTCAAACAGAGTTGCAATTAAAAGATGACAAGAGGGGATATATAAATAACAAGCCGATAATGGTTTTAGAATATGACCCAAATGTAACACATACAGAGATAACAGATGACGCAACAATCAAGAACTATGTAACAGTTCCAACACAATATGGTACAGGAACAAAGTGCGATAGACTTATGGTTAACATTGTTAGAATAGGGGATGTATGCCAAATAAATGGTAGGCTATATATGTCAAATATGAGCTTTGATTCTGAAAATGATGATTCGATTCTTGTGCCTATAAAGATAATGGATTTTATCAGAGACCAAGGGTGGTTTGATGCAGATATTGAGGTAGCAGGGTATGGTGCTTTAACAATATTATATGTTACAGATTCATCAGATGTTAGAATGATGAGCGAATTACTATTTACAAGAGACAAAACAGATAGTTCAAATCCAAATCAGGTTGTATTTTACAATGGTGAGGCTATTCTTGGATGGAATCAAACTATAGAACAGAAAAGATGGTGGTTTAATGTTACATTTGTTGTTAAAGACAAATAATATAATACTTTTCCCTACTAAATTAGATAGTGGGGAAGTTGTACTATACTTATATTGGATAGAGGGCAATATAAACAAGAAAACGCTTATTGACTTCTATCAAGTATATAAACATTATGAATGTGATGTATATTTTGCAGATAAGAGAGATATATGGAATATGGAGAGAGTGAAAGGAGATTTAAAAGTATGCCGACACAAACGGATTACTTCACTTATGCGAATGTTGCGAATCAAGGATTAAGTTTCGCAAACACTCTTATTAGTGGGCAGATAAACAAGAAAAACATAGCACAAAGTTATAACTCAACTCAAACACAATATAAAAACAACTTTAATAAATTGATGGTTGATTTTGGGGCAAGTATGAGTGAAGTAAGCCTTTCAGCTACTGCTTTATATGGAATGGAGAAACAGTTAGACCAATTCAAAGGAGTTGTTAATGTGGGAGAAAAGAAAGACTATGGAAGACCTCAAAGACTCCAATTACTCCAACAATTTGATGATACAGCTAACCAGTTAGCTTTAGATAATTCATACGCTTATGCTAATGCAAAAGCTCAACAACAAGCTATTACACAGCAACAGAGAGTATCTGCTTTGACATCTGCTATGTCCATGGCTATTATGTTTTTATAGGGGTGAAATATGCTTACATATAACGGACTTGGTGCAAGAAGTTATACAAAACCTCAACAAGATTTTTCACAACAAGCTAACCAACTTGCAAATGCCATAAACTACTTAGCAACTAAGAAGACTAAAGAACAGAAGGAATTAGCTAGAAGGAATAAGGAGCTACTAGCAGTTCAAGCATCAGACATACATCAAAGATACAAACTAACTAAATTAGATATAGTCAATAATCAAGATTTAAATCCAAATCAAAAGCTAGAAGAACTACATAATCTTGGCATTCAATCATTAGAGCAGTTAGAGAAAATATCTGGAGACAGTAAAGAGGTATATAATACATACAAAGCTATCCAACTTGATAACAAAGATTCTCTATATAAGCTAAGAGATGTATTTAATAAGCAGATAAAAGATGAGCAAAAGAAAGATTTTACATCTAAGCTGAATCTTGGTGGATTTGGCTCTTTAGAAGAAGCAAGAGATTATAATAAGACATTAAAGTTGGGGTTTAGTGAATTAGATTTGGTAAAAGGATTTGAGAATGCAGGTAATAGGAGGGCTTTGGAGTTTATCCAGCAATCAACAATAGATGGGATACCATCTGAATTATTGAAATTTAATACCCGTGATGATGTAATAAAATCTTTCTATAAAGAATTAGGAACTCACGCTAAGATTCAAAAAGGAATTATAAATGCAATAGCGTCAGCTCACAAATGGAAACTTTCACAGATAGAAAAAGCTAAAAAAGAGCGTGAGAAGAAAGCAAGAGAGGCAAAAAGTACAACAAATAAGGAAATAAATGCACTATTAGCAAGATTGGAATCTGAAGTTAGGAGAGCTAATATTAATGGTGTTCCAGTGCCTGATTCGATTGGCAATTCTATGAAGTTGCTAAACGGAGTAGTTAATACTCCTAACCAAAAACTAAGACTTGAGAATCTATCAAAGAAGTTTACAGACAATAAGAGTATCACGGCTTTTATTCAGCAAGGGTTTAATTCTGGTATGAGTAAGGATGATATAGTCAATAAATTAAAAGGCTATACATCTATATCAGATACTGATAAAATGGGGCTTATAAATAAGGCATTCGATAGAACTGTATCGCAGTTAGAAGACGGCATTACCTCATCTCTAAAAGCAGGTGATAAGAATTCAGCAGGGCAGTATTTTCAAAAATTATACCAACTTGATATAGACACAGGTTCTAAAGTTGCAGGAGACATAATAAAGAGAGAACTATCAAGAATAACTCCAACTACTTTAGATTCAACCATAAACGCTTTAGAGCTTTACATTAATGCAGAGCAAAATGCAGGAAATCCAACGCCACTATTGGAACAAACTTTCTTAAATGAGCTAAGAGGTGCTAAAAGTTTGGGTGCAAGAGGTGAGAGTCAAAAAGACTTGATTAATTATCTATCTACTAAGAAGAATGAATACTTAGAGAGAAAAAGGACTAAATTTCTAAAAGATTTAACAACTAAAGAGTTAGAGATAAGAAATCAAATGAAAGACCAGTGGTTAGAATTTGATAATGAGGCTACATCTAAAGATATAAGAAATTTCCTAATAAATAATCCAGATATACCAACAAATAGAGTATATGATGCTTTTGTGAAGCAAACCACAGATATTGACACAACAGATGTACCATTCTTTAACGATTTTGGCAAGTATGAGTTATCAGACCAAATAAGGAATGGTAAGATATTAATCCCAGATGATAGAGAACTTGGTGATAAATCTATAAGTTCTTATCTTAGAAGCTACATTCCACAGCATTCAGATAAGTTTGTTAGAGCTATGCTAAAAAAGATTGATACAAACACTAAAGGGTATAAAGATATAGAGGAAGTGTATTTTACTTTCAATAAAACTCCAAATGGGGAATTACAATTACAGGTGTATGGTACTCCAAAAGGTGACTTTAATGAAGAGTTATTAGGTATAATAAACCACAAAGAGCTATATGATTTTTTAAACAAGGAGTAATTTATGATTATAGATGATATAAATGATAAAATAAAGCATATAATAGTGAGTATGTTCATGGTGCTAATGTTCGCTTGGTTTGTTGGGGCATTAATGGCGATAGCTATCGTTGCAGTAGTTGGCTTATCTAAGGAGTATATATGGGATAGGCTATTAAGGCGAGGAAAGTTTGATTATTGCGATTTAATGGCTGATTTTACAGGTATTTTGATAGGAGTAGTTATATATATGTTGGTGGTGTAGGATTATATTCCTACACAATGCTCTTTATAAAAAGCTATAATACCATTATTATCTAATGTATTATAATAATGTTCTTTCATCATTCTCCTTATATCACACTCATATTTATCGGTCAGTAGGTTAATATAGTAGCCTCTCCTTAATTCTCTAATTGTAAAAGAATTTAGATTCATATATTCCTTTATTTTGTTTAGTCTATTTGTTATTGCAACATCTGATACATTACAGCATTTATATTTGTCTCTTATCTGTCTGACTGTTAGACCTTCATGATATATTCCCTCTAGAAGCACCTTTGTCTCTTGTGCTATGTTGTACTTAAATATATCATCTATTTCATCAACTATTTTATTGAAAGTCTCCTTGTTTATATACTTTTTTGTCTCTCTAATTTTTGGAGTTCTTATATTTATATAGAAAAATTCATTTACTTTTTGACCCTTATAGTCAGCAAAATATTTTCTAATATTAGCCTTATATCTTCTGATAGACTGCTTTGTTAGTTTCTTGCTTTTGATAGATTCTTCAGCAGTTTTTTGATTACTCAAATCTATTCTTCTAAGAGACCTAATTATTGTTGATATAGATGAATCCTTCAATCTGGTGTTACTCTTTAGCCACGCCTTAAACAAATCAAGTTCTTTCATATTTTTCCTTTTATATTTTTATGTAACTAAAATTGTAACAAACAGTAACTTTATTGTTACTTAGTTAATGTTTTTCAAGTTAAAATATATGTTATAATTACATTTAAAAAAGGCAAAAACATGCCGTTTATACTAAATTCTGGTACAAATATAGATAAGCAACAATTATTAGGTGAGATATTAGAAAGAGATAGCTATGTAGATAAGAGTACATTTGAAAAATCTAAGATTATATTGAACAACTCTTTACATAGTTGGGAAAATGTAATAAATGGTGCAAAAGAACTAACAAAAGATGAGATTATCGATAATGATTTTGTAAATGAGATTGGGAAAAAAGGTAACATAGATTTATCAAAAGAGTATGGAGTAAATATAAATCATGTACCACTACTAAGAGATAGTAAGAATAGAAATGAGTTTGAGGAAAGATTAGAGCGTATAAAAAGACAGGAAAAAGAAGAAAGAGAAGCTGGATTTGTTTCAGAAACTTCTGACTTGTGGGCTACTGCTAATGTTGCAACAAATATACTTACAGACCCTCTATTAGTACCTTCAATAGTTATTCCACCTTTAGCACTTAGTAGGCTTGGAGTTGCAGGTAAGATAATAGGTGGTGCAACATTAGATATGGGTATGTATGGATTAACTGATACACTGTCTTTACTTGCTACTAAAGAAGAAAAAGACAGGGGTGATGTGGTTGGAGAGTTGTTAATTAATGGTTTTTTAGGTGGTGCAACTTCTATTATCCCTACTCCAAAGTCTGTAAAAGAGCTAAAAGAAGTAGAGGATAATTTAGTGGATTGGACTCTAAAATACACTAATAAGGAAAAAAACTACAATATTAAGTTTAAAAATAAATTGAATTTAGCCCCTGAACCTCTAGACCTCAGCAGATACACTAAAAAATCTGCTGATGAAACTATACCTAATTATTCATTAAAAATAGAAGAACTTAATACTATAAGAAGAAATATATCAGATAATGTGATAAAGCATTTTGAGGGAGGAGATATTGAAGTTGAATTCATAAAGGATGAATTAGGTAACATAGAAGAGGTATATACAAATTCAAAGCTATCGAAGGAAGCATACAACAGGATAGTATCTGGTAAAGGAACTAAAGAGGACTTAAAAGCTTTAGATGAAGAGATAGCAAAGCTAAAAGATAGTAACTATTATAAAGCACCAAAAGCTACATTGGATAGCGAAGTGATTGAAATGAGCGATATAGACTGGGTCAAAAAGATAAAAGATAGATTTCCTCAATATTTCGCACAAGATACACAGATAGCAGAAACTCAAATACTTTTATCTACTAAAGGTAAAAGAAACTACCAACTATCTATTGTACAAGAAGCTACAAAGCTAAACCCTACAACTAAAGAGATAGAACAAGCTATCACAGAATCAGGAGTCAAACTTTCTAAAAAACAGTCAAACAAAATTAAAAAGCTAATAGCTGGTGGTGGAGCAGTAGCACTCCTTACTTCTAACTTACAAGCTGGAACAGGCTCAAACGAAGATATTGGAGTTATTGATGCTTTAGTAATGATTGGGGCTGGATTACTTGCTATCAAGTATAGAAAAGGGCTTAGTAAAGTTAGAAAAAGGTTAGAAGAAAAAGCTAAAAAGAATAAATCTAAACTATCCATACTATCACCAAAAGAGATGATAGGGATAGTTGGAGGTACTAAGAAATTAGATAAGGCAGTATCAAAACTATCTAAAAAGTTCTATCCAAACACAAAAAGACTGCATGAGATACTATTTGAGAATATTCAAGCTCTTATGAGCAAAGGTGCAACTAAAGAGGCAGTATCTCAAACAAAAGACATTGCAAGAAATAAAGTAGTAGGAGATGCAATATCAAAGATAACACCTCTAATAAAGGACTATTTCAAAGAAACTAATTTTAAATCACTCAACCCTATTAAGCATGTAAAAAAGAGAGTTGAGTTTTATGAGGGAATTGGACTAGCTTATACCAAAAAGGACTTTTCTAATCTAACAAAGTCGCAAATGAAAGCAGTGACTCATTTTGACGAAATGTTTGAGAAGATTAGAAAAATGATGAAAGAGGCTGGAGTTGAGGGAGTAGATGAGATGAAACTTATAGATAAGTATTTCCCTAGATTCCATAAACCTCAAGCTTATGATTATGTCTCAACCCTTAATAGGAGACAATTAATGTTCGTTGAAATGTGGTATGCAGATGCTATAAAGAGAGGTTTTAGGGAAGAGGGAGTTAAGATTGAACTTAAAACATCTCTAAATTTAGCTCAAAAATTACTTAGAAGTGGAAGAAGTGATAGCTACTATGACATTCTAAAGCAAGATAATCTATTTATAGGTAAACCTGATGATACAGAAGATTTTTTCAATAGAGCTAAGTTTAGAATCCCAATCGATTTTAATGTGAAACCACTTACGCTTGAAAATGGTGTAACTTTAAATATGACAGACTTTGTAGAAACAAATGCTTTTAATGTAATGAATAGATATGCAAACATGAGCTTAGGGCATTATGCATTCGGCAAGGCTGGAATATCTAATATAAATAACTATATAAAACATGTAAGAGATGAATTTATTAAAAATGGTGGAGATAAAAAGATATTACAAGATTTAGAGGACTATACAAATGTTATAATTGGTAAACCTATCTCAGACATTTCAGATTCAGGATTACATGATTTCTTCACATTGCTTTCAAAAGCTACCACAGCTCAATTGTTGCACCTATCAGGGTTGAGTGCATTATCTGAAGTTGTAGCATCAGGTGCAAGTTCACTACTAAGAGGAGACTTTGGAGAGGCTATATCAACTTTTAGAAAGACTTCTAAAGAGATGATAGGAGAGAATACAGACTCTATTACAGATGAGATAGTTGAACTAGTAGGGTATGGAGAGAAAAGGATTATAGGTAAAGAGACTATCAGAATGCCTAAAACTGGACTTGATGAACAGTTCACAGTTGGTGGTAAACTTATTGATGAGTTGGACATACTATTAACTGCTCAACAAAAAGTAACATTCTTTTTAAACCAATTACCTGCCTTAGAGGATTTGACAAATATTCTAACTATTAAAGGTAACAATACAAAGCTAAAAGACCATATAACAGGTAAAAAAAGAATGAACTCTAGAAGAGCTGAAACTATCGGTCTAGATAGAAAAAGTGAAGATATATTAAGAGAAGCTTTCAAAAAAACTACAAATAAGTCAATGAACTTTGAAAAGTGGACTGATGATGAAAAGAGAGTATATACTAATATAATAAGAGGTATGCAAAAAGCTACAACTGGTCAGTCAGTTATGGGTGACATTCCTCTGTTTATCCAAAAATCACCTCTTTTAAAGGCTTTAACTACACTCCTTTCTTTCCCTATACAATCTTTCGATAATCTACTTTTAAGAGACTTGTATAGCTTTGATGCAGAGTCTATATTTAGGTTTAATACCATGCTGGTTGGTACTGCTATGAATAGAATAATAAGAGACCATATAAACGATAAAGACAGAACAGATGAGGAGTTTATGAGAAAGGTAATAGAGGATATGCCACACATTGCACTACTTAAGATAGCAAAAGACATATTTGACCCAGAACAAAAAGTAAAGATTACTAATATATTTCCTACACTATCAGTATTAGAGAATGCTATAAATGTACCTTCTGCTACTGTCAAAGGGGACTATATGCCACTCCTTCAAACGCTATCAGTTCCTATATTTATAGGTAAACTTATGACTGAAACAGCTAAGAAACCTAAAACTAACCAAGAAGCACTAGAACAACTTGGAGCTACAATAGGGGGATTAAAGTGAAAGATTTAGTTGCAAATATAAAGAGAGAGGGTAGCAATAATTTACCTAAAGCACTTCTCCGTTATCAGCTAATAGACATTCTTAGAGAGACATATAGTGAAGATGCTCAATCAGATAGAGTGCATAATAAAGTAATTGGTGGGGTACATAAGATAATTTACAGAATGAAAGTACCTGAAAATATAGAAGAGACAAACAGATTGGCAATAGAGACAAAGTTTGATAAGGTGTTTGATTTTATAAATGAGAACAATCTTGATGAGAGAGAGATACTTTTCTTAATTGCTAACAGAATGGTATTTTTAACTGCTACTGGTATAAAAGAGTTTGGAGATATTTTTCCTCAAAAAACTATAAACTTCATTATGCCATTATCTTTTTCTATGAGTGAGCTATTAGAAGAACAAGGTAAAACTCAAGAAGTCGATATGCTAACTGACTTAATAAATAGATATAAGATTGATGTGAATAGTTAACAGATGATTAATGAGAAAGATTTTGTTAGATACTTAACAGACTTTGAGAGTTGTGTTGAGTATGTCTTTAGAGAGATAGGGCTTGGAGCTATTACAACAGTTCAGCGATTTATATGTAGAGATTTGCAAAGAGCATATAAGAATGAGGAAAACTTAATAATTGAACAATTTAGAGGTATAGGAAAGTCTCTAATCACTTCTATTTTTGCAATGTGGATACTTGCTAAGAATAGGGATTTAAAGATACTTGTAATATCTGGTACTTCATCTAAGGCTAAAAACTTTGTAAGGTTTTGTTATCTCTTGATGGCTAAAACTGAATTCTTTTCTATTATCAAAATAAAAGAGAGGAGTGGTAGCAGAACTTCAGTAGAGGCGTTTGATGTTGTTGGTGCATCTCCAGCACAAGACCCATCACTCAAATCTCTCGGAGTGACTGGAACTGTAACATCAGCTAGAGCTAACATAATAATAGTTGATGATATGGAGACTAAAAAGAATGCAAGAAGTCCTACTCAAAGAGAGTTATTATATGAAATTTCAACTGAATTTGAAGCACTACTTACTGCTGGTGCTAAGCAATTCATAGTCTATCTTGGAACAAGGCATCACAGAGAGTCTGTTTACCACAGAATAAGAGAAGAGAGAGGATTCACTCATTACATATGTCCAGTTTTCTTTCCAGAATCAAAGGAGAAGTTAGATGAATATAAAGGTTTACTAGCACCTCATATATATTATAGGCTTTACTTTAACGGGCTTATAGATGATAGTTATTTAAGGGATAAAGATAAACTTGGAGATACATATATAGAGGCATGTAAAAAGAAAAAGGGAACATGGGGTGAACCTACCGATGAAAGATTTTCAAAAGATGAGATTGAGAAGAAAATAAAAGGTATGGGTAGGACTGCTTTTGATATGCAAATGATGCTTAGAATTGAGCAATCAGAAGAGATTTACCCTCTCTCTTTTTCAGACTTACTTATCACAAACTTTCCTCCGACTAAAGTATTAGAATATATATATCTTGATGAGAACAAAAAATCAGATATACATATAGCAGGTAAGAGAGTAGATGATGAGGTTAATTGCTACTTTGATATAGGTAAACTCACAAAGCCTAATTATACTATCATGAGCGTTGACCCTAGTGGTAGAGGTGAGGATTTATTTGCTTACTCAATAATTTCTGTTTATATGGGGAAGATGTTTATTCATAAAGTTAACGGGTTGCAAGGTGGATATAAAGATGATAATTTGTTTACTATAATAGATGAGTGTAAGCTTTTTAGGGTTAACAAGGTTGTTATAGAAGATAACTTTGGTGACGGGGCAATCACTCAACTTCTTTTAAAGGCTATGGACTCTATTGGTTATAGAGTTAATGTTGAGGAAGTAAAGAATCTTGCAAGTAAGACTGATAGAATGATTGATACACTAGAGCCACTTTTTAATCAGCATAGAGTTATATTTGATAGGCATGTAATAGAATATAGTAATAGAATATCTAACTTGTATGGAGTAGAACACTCACTTGCCTACCAACTTTCAAGGCTTGTAAGAGATGAGCCTTTGGCTCATGATGACTGCTTGGATTCGTTGGAGTTGGGGCTTGGGTGGGTTGTTCGGATTGGGGGGGGTTTGTCGGTCGGTCAAAAATTCGTCTCCATTGATGGGGGGGTGCGTTAATGATTGTGTATTTTTATATGTTTTTTGATACAATTATGAAACTACAACATATGGAAATGGAAAAATGATACTAGCAAATAAAAGAACAATTGAATCAATTAAAAGAGAAAAGGTCAGCACTAATGAATGTATCTTCTTGGGTGCAATAGGATTGATACATTATAGAGCAAATACAACAACAACACATAAAGAAAAAGAATGGCGAAGAGTATCGCGAAACCTCATCAATAAGGCTACAAAACACTACAACCAACCTAAAATAAACTATGGTACAGATGAGATAAAGAAAGCAGTTAGGGAGTTAAATAGCTACTATAAAGATATAGAGATAGATACTGGATTGCTGGGTATATTCTTGCTTGATAGAGTATATGATATAAGTAAGAAAGTATTTGGAATTGATTTTCTTTTACTTGCTGAAGTGATACCAAAAGTAACAAATGAGTTTGGCAAGGATAATATAAATAAGTATTACTGGATAGCTGATAACTTGGAGAGGGTTTTAAAAGGTGATAAGCCGATAAGTTTTGAAGAGTTTGAAGAAAAAGCCCTTAAAGTTAAGAGCCTTTTTTCTTCAATTCGTAAAGTTCACTAACCCTAAAAAAAATCAGGGTTATATTCATTAGCCTCAAAGTATGCTATAATTTCTTCTTTACAGCAACTCATCTTCTGCTTCCTCGATTTCTGTAACACTCATAAGGCGATAATAATCTTTCTCACTGTTAGCCTTTACAGCACAATAAACGGCTCTAAAAAGCTCACTTTGAGGGTGATTCTTAGTGTTTTCACCTGCTAAGTCATAATCGCTTATGAAATCGACTAGTTCCCTTTCATGAGGGTCTTCTCTGTATGCCTCTAAGAGGCATTTTGCTTCATAAAAAGTTATCATTATAGTACCTCCATATTTTCGCATAGCTTAAATAAGCTATGTGCTATTTCTTCCGTTGTTTCTATCCCTTCTAAAAGAATCTCATTTGTTAGAGATACAGCTATGTTATGTGCTGTATCTCTTTTTATACCTTTGCTATGTCTAACTATTTCGTTATATATCCTAAAAAACTTTATATTCATTATATTGCCCCCCACATTTTAGCACCATAAAGTATATACATAACTTCAACACATTGCTTAAAATATGCTTCACCAGACAAATTAAACTTTTCCTCAATCTCATAATTCATATAAGGTATTGGCAAAGCTAAACCTCTGATATATTTATCATATCCTATATCATTAGCCTCATCTATGATATTGAAGACCTCTTTTTGAATTGTTGTTCCTTCATATTCTGCCCTTTCTTCAGCTTCTGTTATTATTGCTTCAACAACTGCAACTCTTACACTTCTTCTTAAATATACTCCCTTTGTAACCTCTAACATTTTTTGTTTTAATATTGTTGCGTCCATTGTGTATTCCTTTCATGTTTTATAAGTGTATTATTACATAAAATTTTTATTTTGTCAAGGGGTTTTGTGTATTTTGTTTATTTTTTTTAATCTTTTTGGGATTACTTACTATATATAAGAGTTTTAAATTATGAATATGATACTAACAGTGATAGACTCAACTATCTTGACTTACAGTATGTATATCAATACAAGTTGATTGTAAACGCTTCATGGTTGCTATGAGTGTATCACTTTAACCTTGAAAAAAAACTTAAAATCATTTCTTAAGGATTTGATTAGTTAGAGTAATTTATATTCGTTTTAGAGTTTAATAAATGATAGTAAGTAGATACACGGTTGGACTCTTTAGCTAAAGCATAGGCTCTCATTCTCTAAAGGCTTATATTTGGGCATTTAGGAAAGGTAATTTGCACTAATCACCTCTTTGGCTAAAGCACAACTAATCATCACTGAAAAATTCTCTTTAACTAAATCTTAAAACAAAAAAATACTTAAATTCCTCTGTAACATTTTTTAATATGTAACATTAACAACACTTTTTTAACGAATACTGTAAACGCTATAAAAGCCTATATTTCTATATATATCTCTTAGTTGTAAACATTAAAAGTGCTGTCTTATGTCGAAGACATTTTTTCAAAACTTTTTTTGAGAGCGTTTACAAATGGGGGGTACTGCCCACAATCTCGGTCACGAAAGCGTTTACACTTTTGTTATCAGAGAACTTTAAGTTTCAAAACCCCGATATTTAGGGATTTAAAACACTTAAAAGAACCTTAAGCGTTTACAAAGCGTTTACAAAGCGTTTACAAATCTGTATTTCTATATGTAAATTCACTCTTTTCATTAAAATCTAAACCGAATATTAATAAAAAAGGTTAATTATTTAATTTTAATTATCGATACAGTAATTTCTTAAACAGAAACATGGATAGAATACACTTTTACATAGAATATTGATGTTAGATGATATAATTAGAGTAAAAAAGAGAGAAAATAAAAGATGATAGAAAAGATAAAGAAAGAATTAAAGAATCTAAGTGATTCAAAATTCATAGATGCAAATAGAGAGAAGATTGAGAATCTGTATATAGAGTTAATAAAGCAAGGGTACTTGAATTCTCGAACAAGTCTTTTTTATAATATAGAAGATGAGAACTATATCACCTTTAATAGGTTAACGGGAGAGCTAAAGAAGTAT